ACAGGCGCCTGAACGCCTGACACCTGGAACCTGAATTATGGATGTTCTTATTGCAGGAAAGAAGTGGGAAGACATGGCAGAGTACATCTTAAAGTGTCTTGTTACACAATTACCAAAAAGCGAACGTTATGCAATGGGCGCTCAGATTAGAAATCTTGTAGTAAAAATTGGCTCTAGAATATCTAGGGCCACAGTAATTAGAGATAAAAGATATAAGCTTCAAGAAGTTATGGAGGCCGACTATGCGCTAAATGAATTAAAAACTCTAATCAGATTAGCAGATAGAGTGCAATACATTGATAAAAAGAAGTTTGAAGTGTCAGTTAGATACACTTCAGAACTAGGAAAAATTCTTGGAGGATGGTGCAAGTCATTAACCATCCAGGGGTAAGGGTTGTAACATGATGGCGGGTACGCCGGTGGCAACTGGAATAATACGTCGAATGCGGGTCTCGGGTATCGCAATGCGAATAACGAGCGCTCGAACACGAACAACAATATCGGTTTCCGCCCCGCTCTTCCGTTCATGCAAGAAGTCTAATTCTTAAGGGAATTGGTCCACGCAATGGAAAAGGAACTCATATCCCGGCATGACCAAACACGAGATCTGCGCAAGGCGACAAGTACCGATAAGGGAACGCCGCCGAAGCGCTTTTGCTTTAAGGAGAAAGCATGCCTAAAACTTACAAGAATCTTGCATCGCAAATTTATTCTTTTGATAACCTTGATGCTGCCTTTCACGAAATGAGCAAAGGGATGAAAGACAAACACAATGTTTTAGAATACCGGCTAAACTATGAAGAAAAAATCATAAACCTACAAAACAATCTTATCTGGAAATCCTATCGCCCTTCCCCATACAGGGAGTTTACTATCTACGAACCTAAGATGCGCAAGATCTCAGCCCCTACCATTGAAGATCGTCTTGTCCATCATGCATTGTGTAGAGTTGTTGAGCCACTATTTGATCGTAGATTCATTTACAGTAGTTATGCCTGCAGAAAAGGAAAAGGAATGCTGGCAGCAACAAAAAGGGTGCAGCACTATTTACGACAACAACCACTAGGATCTACCGTTTATTATTTACGGATGGACTTTCACAAATATTTTCATAGCATAAATCACGATGTAGCTAAGCGTTTAGTAAGAAGGGTTATTGGTGACAAATATGCCCTATGGCTATTTGATTTGATTATTGACTCATACGATGAAGGTTTGCCAATTGGAGCTCTTACAAGTCAACTTTTAGCAAATGTTGTAGGCGATTCTCTAGATCATTATTTGTGCGATGAACTAAGCTGCAAACATTATGCTAGATATATGGATGATGTCATTGTAGTTTCAACTAACTATGAGCATCTTCAATGTATTTTAGCTGAAGCAAAATGGTACAGCAAAGAATATTTACAATTAGATCTAAATCACAATAAGAGTCACATAGCTATAGCAGAACTAAAACAAGATGATAAAATTATAGAGTTTGGAATAGATTTTGCGGGATATAGAATTTATCGCAATTATTTAGAACCAAGAAAACGCAATGTTAAAAATGCAAAGAAAAGACATGGGAAACTATCAGTTCTAGCAACTAATGAAAAAGCTGAAAAGAAACTGATAGCCTCAGCAAATTCTTTTGTTGGATATATGAAACACTGCAAGTGGACTCCAGATGCTTATAGAGCATTAAACTCAGCACGTATTAGAGATAGCTAATTTCACCTTCCCCTAGCTGGTGGAATAATAAGACTCCCCTATTTATTCTTTCAGGCAGAGGTGAAAAGTGCAGGAACTAGCCGAAAGGATAAAAAGACTAGAGCATGAAAACGAACTTCTCAAAGTTAAGGTAGACAAAAACACTGGAGATTGTGAGCAGCTTTGGATGGTAGTTGGTATGTTCTACCGACCAAACGGGAAACCTTCACTTAACAAAATTCGCCTGGACAAAAAAAGCTTTGCAACGGTGATAGTGTCTTTGCTTTTAGGTGCATCCTCTTTCACCTTCAGGTTTTTGCAACTCTTTGGATTAGTTTAACTCCGGAAGGAGAAAGGAGACGAGCATGGAGCTTTTATTAGGCCTACTCACCCAGGCACGGCCGGAACTTTTTAACTTGACTATTGTTCTAGTTGGAGTCGGAGCTCTCATTAAGTATAGGGGAACAAAAAAAATGAAATCCTCTACAGAGCTAATTCCTATAGTTCTATCATCGATTGCTTTTATTACATGCAGCTTGATTGGATGGTTTCATTCGACAGCAACCGGCCCTACTCGATTATTCGATACTTTTATTATGGGAGGGTTGATTGATGGATTCACAGTGTCTGCATTTGCTGGACTTACATGGTCCTCTTTGCGGGGGATTTATAAGAATAGAAGAAAAAAGACTGAAACGGAGTCTGGAGGTGGGCTATGACATTTTTTAAAAACCTTTGGGTTGTCATTACAGGATTAGCCATTGCTCTATTAGCGGCGTGGGTTGTCGGCCTGCCGTTATTATGGATTATTTATGGCTTAACATTTTACATTCCGGCAGCAGTCTTCATTTTATATTTAGAAGACTTGTTTAGAAAGGCTCGAACTGACAAAAACTTATTGTCGGCGCAATACTATTTTGGAGGGGTAATCCTCTTTGCTGCCATAGCTTCTTGGTTTTGGGCATCAATGTCAGTAACAGCTTTAGAACAGGGGGTACGCTTAGGCGTTACTTTTCTTTTTTCTGTTCTGGTCGGTCTATGGTTTAATAAGGCCTATAAACGCTCTTTACAAACAGAAGAAGAAAGAGAGCTTGAGCAAATCGAACGATACGAAGCTAGAGAGCAAAAAAAGTGGGAAAAGCTTAGAGAAAAGATCTACAAAAAAGATAAGGAAGAGGCCGTTGAGCTTCTTAGTACTCACTTGGCTTTTCATCTTACTGGCGATTCCCTTAATGGTGATTTGGACTTTAATGTTCCCTTAGCTCTAGTTGACGAAACTCCTCTTACTTACAACCAGCTAATCGGAACAATTGGTGAAGACGGAGATGCAATCGCTTCATTGCGAAATGCAGCGTATCAATACATTCAAACCCTTGTCTTGGGCAAGGATATTTAAGAAAGGAGTCAACATGTGTGGAAAAAAATCAAAGCGTGGTTTAAAAAATATCGCAATTTTATCATTGCTTTTATTGGTGGCGCTGCAACCGTTGGCAGCGTGGAAATTGCCCGCATGGCTTACCGGAGGCGAAACAGAGGTGCAGCCGGTGTCAAAAACCCTTCTGGGCGAATCGAAACAAGAAGACCTGGAGACGATCCAGTCACAAGCGTTGTATATAACGGAATTAGAACAGCAGTTGAACAGCTTGATACCAATACTAGAGGGATACAAGAAGCTGGAGCAGGACTACAAGACGTTGTATCAAGAGAAGGGCCTTTGGTCCAAAGACTTGAGGACCTCAATCGAGAATTCGCTGGAGCTCTTAGGGTCACTATCAGCCCTGACAATGACAGCGGAGGAGATAAGTAAGTCTGACAAACAAGATTATGATATTGTTGTAAAAGCTTACGCGGAAAAAGCTGACGAAAGTAATGAATATTTTAAAGAGTTGGCCGATGCTGAAGCAAAACTAGCTGCTATAGAAAAAACAAAATGGTCAGGCATGGTGGGAGCCACTGCTCTTTTTAAACCTTCAGCACTTGAATATGGAGTTGGACTAGAACTAGGAGTTGGTTACGGAAGCTGGATGCTAAAGGTGGGAGCTGATTACTACATCCCTACGGATATTGCCTTGTCAGGCTTCAGTTTCAAGGACCTTGATTATAGGGCAGGATTGCAGTTTACATTTTAATGGGAGGTGATCCCAGTCTATGGCCGATAGAGTGATCTATCGGCTTTTTTTGTCACCACTAAAAAAAGGTGACACTTTGCATCATTGAAAATTTGCGTAGCCTTTACACTTGCGTAAATATTCGATACAATCTACTCATTGTTTGTACGATAAGTTATGTAAATAAACGCAAGAGTACGTAACAATAAGGGGGTGTAGCTCAGTTGGCTAGAGCGTTTGAATGGCATTCAAAAGGCCAGGGGTTCGATTCCCCTTACCTCCAAAGAGGCTAC